AATGTCACCCTCTGGAGTTGGCATGTTGACCTCAAGATCCTCTTGAAGCGGTTCACCCTCCATAGGCAGATCGCGTGTAATTTTAAGCACCCGTGGCTCAGTATAAAACGCCTGTACAAGCTCCAATACCTTCCTGGCAACGAGCTTGCGCGTGCGGGTAAGGTTATCCAGAGGCACCTGCATCTGAATCTGCCCACGCTTTTCGCTCGAATGGAGTGCTACCCCAGAGACTTCAGGCCCAGCTGTCCCCAGCATCGCGTCCGTTACGCCTGATATCTCGCGTATCGCTCCAGATGCCTTCATGCCAATACGGTCGAGGCCTGTAGGGATCGTGTTTGGTTGGATCTTTTCAGGGCTGGGTGCGCCGGGGCTTTTCTCAATTACCAAACCCGTCTCAGCGCCGTTTGCTGCCAGCTCCTCAGTCGTCATGTTGGCAATCGCACCAGCTTCAGTAATCCACCCGCCGTTCGCAGTTGCGTTTACAATGTGCAACTCTTGGCTACTGATCTTGTTTAAGAACTCTTGGGGGCTTAGCAGGTTACTAACGACACCTATCGTCTGCCCACGTCTAAAGTAGGGAAAATAAGGGATAATCGTGAAGCTACGGTAGGGCGACCAGTCGTCGTGCAGTACCACTTTTCCAGCGCAAACCCGCCATTTAATGCGCTTTTGGGTCCTGTGATGTAAAAACAGGCCCATCTGCTCAGCAAACGCCTCTCTTTTCTCTTTGTCCCACATCAATGGCGCAACTTTTGTGTCGCCCGTCTTAGGATCAACGAAAAGATACAGTTTTGAGTTCTCGTAAAACTGCCGCTCTAGTACACGCACTGAGCGGACCCGTTTTTTCTCGCTTTCGCCACCGAAATTAGTCGTTCCCGTCGAATACCAGTCCAGTGAGTTCTTGTCTGAGTCGGTGCCCGAGAAAGTACTGTCGAATTTAATAGAATCCTGCCCGAAAGTAGCGTCGTGCTGCGCTGTTGCCTCTACCCTCTTCCTTTTTGCTGCTCCATACTCGCGCTCGATCTCATCAAGAGACCACCACCGCGTTTTTGTCACCTCAGTCCATGTGCTGGGGTCATACTTCTTACCCCGTGGGTCAGGGATGACATCACAAGGGTCTTCGACCTGTATATCAATCTCCCCCATCATGTTGTCGTCAAATTCCATACGCACATCAAAGTACCCACGCTCCTCGATGATGCCGTCAGCGAACACCTCAGACTCCTTGGAGTCGTAATCGTTGATGTCCATGACACTGTTGATCGTTTTGGTCAATGCAGACGCGATTTCTTCTTTGCCGTCCTTTGCAGGTTTGTAGCGAATGTCTGCACGTCTAGTGATCTGCTCCCCCAGCAGTACATTCACTGTCGGTAGAATCTGATTTATCGTTAACGCAGGCTTGCCTTGCCTGTCTAACGCACTCCTGTCCGCTTCCTCCCACTGGTCTCCACGGTAGAACTCATCGCACCGCTTTGCCCGATCCATGTACTTATCATGGCCCAAATCTACAGCCTCGCGGTACCGCCCCCACTCCTCTTGGGCTATTTGTGCTTCTGCCACGTCAGTCCCGTAAGCATTACTGCTGGGAACGCCGTTGAGGGGCTTGTCCTTTGTCATCGCTGTGCCTCTAAGTTACGCCTTTATTCAGCGTCTAAATGATACCGTCATGCCCTGTCTCCACAGCCGCTGCTGCTGCTTTTTGTTTAGCGTCTAGAGCAATGTGGTTAGTGGTCGCCTGTATAACAGCAGCAACCATTTGATCGATCTGGGTTGTTAGTACGGGGCCTTCCTCGGTGTGGACAATGAACCCGTTAACACCTGCCTCAATGGTTACGCTCTCGCCTGTCTTAAAATACTTGTCTTCTGCTACTGCTGCTGATTGATCCATGCTAGTTTCCTTTTGTTATACGCTCATAGCGCTTTTGTAATCAGCGTCTCCGCCTCTTGAAAATTTAGCCAACTTATCCCGCCAGCTGGGTTTTCTCTCTACCCGAACAATGGCAGGTGCCATCAAAACGAGCATCATTCCGATCCAAGCAAACATATCCACTTGGTCATCGTGCAATCCCGTAGGGAATCGCAGCAATTCACTAATAAAGTCTTCTGTCCACGGGGCGTTATAAGGAATATGAACCTTGCGCGACTGCACCATGCCTTGTATCGCACGCGCTCGCGCCACCTTGTCTTGCCTGCCAGGTTTCAGCTCTGTGTATCTAAAGTCCCATAGCCCCATCTCTTTCTTAATCTCGTTCAAGAACGGCCCGATGGACATTTCGATCTGCCCCTTCTCGATGCCGGACCGTGCGGGTCGCCACTTCTTATGGAACCCCAAGATACGCTTGCATAGCTCAAGCGCCCCCCAATGCCCCCGGACTACATCGCGCATCCACAAGTGACCTTGCTGGTCAATACTTGCCACGCCGCCTACAGAATAATCGTTCTCCTGCTTCTGGCCGATGGCAAGATCCCATGCGGCGTACTCCACCATCTCTTTTCCGTCAGGCACCGCTGCAGGATCGTTGTAGTCGTACCACTCAAAATCGTCTTTGCTAAAAAATGCGCCCTCATCAGGGACAGGGTCTTGCTGGTAGAGTGCCGCCCAGTCTCGTGGGCCGATTGCTCTCTTTATTCGGCTCAGGGCTGCCAAGTCGTACCGCTCAGGGTGTAGCGCCTCACCAGCATTTCGGTAAAGCTCATCGTCTTTCGCTTCAGCAGGGTAATTAACAATCGTCCACTGATCCGCGCCCTCTTTCATCGCACCCAGCAAACGGCCTGCAAGGTCGTCATCGTGCCACCGCGTGAGAATGAGCAGCACGCCGCCGCCCGGTGCCAAACGGGTATAAGCCGTTGAGGTGTACCAGTCCCATGCGTTACTGCGTCCGCTCTCACTCTCTGCGTCTTCGCGGTTCTTTACAGGGTCATCGATAATGAGTGCGTGAGCACCTTTACCCGTTATCGCACCACCAATACCTGCCGAGGTGTAGCCGCCTCCATCAGTTGTCATCCACGCCTCAGCGCCCTGACTATCAGGATGCAGTCGCGTTTCAAACAAAACTTTGTAGGCAGGATCGCGCATCAGCTCACGGTTCAAACGACTGAAGCCCATTGATAACGAGCCAGAGTACGAGCACGCCATAATCTCGTGCTGGGAGTGCTTGCCCAAGTGCCACGCAGGGAAGCTCTTGCTAGTAAGCTGGCTGTTGTGGGTAGGTACTAATTTCCTACCGACCAGATATAGGCCGTCGTCTGCAGTAACTTCTATGCAGCGGCCTTTTTCGGGTTCGGCTTCTCGCACTGCTACGACCCCTATCCGGCGGTGCTTCGGAAAGCGCGTGGGGCGTTTACGTTCTAATACGCAGGGTATCTCCATTGTAGGTTGGAACCCTACGACCCAATACGGTTTGGTACCTTGGATGCCAGACGAGGATAACGTCGGAGCAAGCTCGCTGATGTACGGGCGGAAGCCTAGGGTTGTGCATAGGTCTATCACCCCATCAGCGAGCTTGCGGTCGGCTGTCGTAAAACGGCAGCGACTTCTTTCGTCGCAGCTACCGTCGGTATCCATCAAACCTGCGAGTAACTCTAAGCGCTGCGCGACACTACATCGAAGGTATGTGTCGGGGATATATTTATCGTACTCTACGCCTAGTTCCCGTAGGTGTTTTCTCAGCGGAGCGAGTATTCCGGGGCTGCCACCTTCTTCATTAAAGTAGGTCGTTAGCACCCCGGTATCTTTATGTACACATACCGCTGACCGTGCGTAACCACTGGATACTATTCGGTCGGCGACCTGGGTATCAGCTTCAGTATGGGAGATGCACGCCTTCCCCCTACTCCCATCACCGAGCCAAGCTCCAAGCACGTATGGAGGAATAAGTAGCTTTTTTTCGGGGAAGTGTAAGGCTGACACCTTGGGCAGCTGGAGAGTGTACCTGACATCCCCGAGTTTCCGCTTAGCGATAGCCCGAGTTTCTAAGGTTCGCCACTTGGCCTGCGCGCGATCATATACCGTCCACTCGTGGTTCGGGTGGCATTTAATCTTTTCTCCGTTGGAGAACTCCATTTCTACTTTTTCATCGGAGGGCGCGGATACCGCTTTCACGGCGGTTGGTGCGCCGCCCGGGTGGTACACACAATCGCCCGGTTTCAGCGCGCCATGCGTCGTCCACCCTTCCGTCGTTAGTATCGGCTCGCTGTCCGCGATTTGTTTACCGTGTCGCGGAGGCATTGTAAGTATCAGGCGGGGCGAAAGGCG